AGGCACCTCCGTATCATCGCAATATTTAATCAGCTCCTGAATCTCATCGATCGCCGCGAAGCACTCAGCCATCCCGCCATTGCCCGTCATCTGATTCCATTTCGATCTCCGGCCAATCCCCGACTTGATCATCTCGATGTAAAGCTTCCCGTCTCGGCCCTTATCAATCGTCATGCTGCCGGGGCCTTGCCACTGCACCGCACGCCAATTCGATCCCGCCCTGGGCGCCCGCAAAATCGGCCCCTGGATTCTGCCATTCGGCATCATCGTCGGAGTCATCGCGTCCTGGATAATCCCCTCCCAAACTGGCTGGCAAAAATCCCCCACCATCATATCGGCGACGTCCGTGAAAAACCAATCAGCCTGCTGCATGATCATGCGGGCATAGGGTCCAGCCATTCCTGACACGCCCCAAATAAACTGCCATGGCACCCCGAATCCCGTCGCAATGTCAGTGATCAAATACTGGATAAAATCCGTCGTCGAAGTCGTGTCCCGGTCGTTTTTGAAAAACTGGAATTCCTGATCCTTCTCCAACGGGAGGATCGCTCCACCCACCCCGTAAAAATCAATAACACGCTGCTCAAGTTTCTCGACCTGACTCGCCTTCTCTTCCGCCGTTGGCTCCGGCGCATCAGGATCGACAACCTCATCGACGTCATCGTCATGACGAGCCATCATGCCCGCGAGAGCATCCGGCATGTCACCGCTTCGCGTTTTGATCGCCGCAGCGAAATAGCTATTGAGCGTTTTCGCCGCCATCTCAAGCGTGTTCAGATCGAGGATCTTCGCCGCAGACTTATCGCCGTGATACAACCACGACATCGGACGGTTCCCGAGAATCCTGTCAGCGCGACCAATATGGTAAAAGCTCGCAGCCGGGTAATCGAAAAAGCCCCGGGAGCGGCCCGCTGCCCCAAGCTTATTATTTTTCAGGATCCGGAAGGCAACCTTGGCGCCCTCGGGACCGCGCATCAGCCCATCCTCCCATTCTCCCCGCCCATCAAAAATCGATTCACCCGCGCAGCTGCCAATCGCGTGCATCGGAAAAAGCTGCAAGCGTGGATCCCCATTCGGGCCGCGCGTCGGGGCTGCCCCCGCATCGCCGTCGCAAATCACATCTGGCAAGACCAGCTTTTGCATCTGTTTGAAAGTCAGCCCCTCGCGAACGTCGAAAGTTTTCGAAGTCGAGACCGCCTCGAAAATGTCATTCGCCATATCGGCCCACTCCTTATCCCGGCACATCGAAGTCGGCTGCAATCCGCTACCCAGGGAAAAGCGCGCAGTGTTTTCGAAAAGCGCCTTGATGATGCCGAGCTCTGCCCTCAACTTCCGCGCGACCTGCGCAGCCTCTCGCCGCTCCAACGGCTTCGCATTATTCGAGCTACTCAGCGGCGTGTGAGTCGTGGGGGCCCGGTAGCCGCTCACCGATTTTCCAAAAAGCCCGCCCTGGGCAACCGGCCCGCGATTGGGTGCAGCCTGTGGCTCAGGTGAAGATCCCGCCTTCGGTGAGATCGTTACGTAATTGGATGCCCAGCTTTTCGCGGCAGCCGGAATGAGATCGCTCAGCGCCATAGTGTCAGTCAGAAATATTATTAAATCGCGGGATCACGACACCACCGCGCAATCGCATCGCCTTGGGATTTTTCGTCAGGATCGCAATCGCAGAAGCCAGCGCCTCGGCCCGCTCTTCCGAAGCAATCGTGCGCTTACTGCTTTGGGATTCGCCGCCAAACGCAGTACTACCAACCTCCCAATCGCCCGCCGCAACCGCCGCGTCACGATCAGCGAGCTGCTCGTCGAGCCAAGCAATCCGGGCATCATTGTCCTCGGGATGCGCGCGGCGCGCCTGCCTCAAATATGTGTTGACCAAATTACGGGATGCCATTGGCGGCGGCGCTCTGTCAATCAGCCAGCCTTGCCACCTGACACTCGGGTCGGAGAGGCCACCCAACTCGCTATGACAATATTTTTCACGGCATCCCCATAGTGATCGCTTTTGACCTTTTTCCACTTGGCGTGCACACCCTTATCGAGCCGTTTCTGTCCTGACAAACCGAAAATTAAATCTGCCGTCGTGTTAGACGGAAGAAAGAGACCGGGCGATTTCTTCCTCTTGATACGGTTTTCGTAAAGGTCATCCTTCGCGGTTTTGTCTACGAAAACATAAAGCTCGATCCCTGGATAATTATCCAGGGCACTGCGGTGCCAGCCGCCCGTATTGGCATCCGATCCTTTCGTCGGTAGGAAAAATCGCGAACGCTGACAGGCCTTGTAAATCTCAATCGTGTTCGCTCCCGAATCGAGGAAACCAAAAACAGGCGTGAGACCCTTCTTCGAATTCTCGGCACGTCGATATCTCCATTTGCTTTTTTCGCGAATCAATGCCTCGAGCCCATCCACCGTCCCCCAATCGACCACCCAAATATTTTCCTCTCTATCAATCAGCGCAACCACCCAGTGAGTTTCCTTTTCTCCCCAGTCAGCTCCCACTACCAGCTTGCCCGGGACCCGTGGCACCTGCCCCCTTTGGTAGGCAATGTCACTATTTTTGGCAACCACACAATCCCAGATATCCTCATCCTTAACATTCACATCGATGTCTTCCCAGGGCAGCGCATATTCATGGTTGTAAAGCACCTGTAAGCCCGTGTTGAAAAGGTCACCGCGATCTAGGAAAGCCCAGGACAAATCAGCAAAGGTTCGCGAAGGCTTGTAAAAAGACGGCACTCGAAATGAGCGATCGGCCATCGAAGCCTTTTCATTAAGATGCTTTTCCTCGAAAGCCTGCAACATTGCCGGCTTATCAGTATCCACGATCTTGCATCCGTTTTTGGGGCAGACGTAGTGAGCCGACTCCCGCACCTTAACCTCATTCCATGTCCCGTCCGCATTGCGGGAGTCCGGATCCCAAACCAATGACCGGTAAATATCAGGCTGACCGTCTCCGCTTGTCTTTTCTAATTCGCCTGGAGTCAGAGCCTTGTCTCCGTTCGCAGCCTCAAACTCGAATTTGAAATACTCTCCGCAGTGAGGACAAGGAACATAGAAATGAGTATAAGTTCCCGCCTCGACGTCCTGCCAAAAAATGTGATTTGGTGAATTAGGGGTGCTGCTTTTCCAGATAAATTCCTGCCCTATATAATCCTTAGTCCTATCCTCAGCCAATCGGATCGGATGCGCCTCTTGCGCTTCAAGCGATGAATACATTTCAATTTTACTCGCTTCATCAATCGCAACAATCCCCTGAGTCGATCCCGCCAGGTTAGTGTCGGAGCCCGCCCCGGTAACCAGTATCGGAGCGTAGGCCATCGCCATCTCCAGGAGCCGGAATTGATGCGAGTCGTGTGGCTTCAGCGCGGCCAGAATTGGATTGGCATTAATGAGCGGGTGGAGCCGCTTCTCCGAAATTTCACGACGCGCGAATTTTTCCGCCATCCCTCCCACTATCATTTGAGGGACCGGCGAAAATTTCATCCGATATGTAATCCCAAGGCACATCAAAAATGTTTTCAGCATTTGCACCGCGATCGCCACATTGCATCTCCGCACCCCGCTCTCGGGATGCCAGCAATCAAGTATCGGCCTGGCCCACGGAGTAGACCTCAGCGAAAGTTTTCCCGCAGATCGCGGTGACATCTTTCGAGGGATGATCAAATTTTCCTCGCACCACTTCGACGGCTGCGGCGAAAGATCAAAACGGAATGACGGCTTGACCTGCTTGCCGAGCCTGCTCATGAATTGGTAAATTCCGCAGCGCCCAGCAGCATCGAATCAATCTGAGGCTGGGCCTTATCTCTCAGCCAGTGATTAAATTGCTCTCTCGCGAAAGCAGGGTTCTCAGGATTAACCAAAGACGCCAATTCATAAGGCAGACTTTTCAGCAGCTCCGAGATCGGCTGAATGAAAGCAGTGTGAAACTGCTGGAACTCAGCCAGCGTCACAAGATTGCGCTGCTGAATTTCCCAGGCCACGCGCTTGTCTTGAGCCTTATCGAAATCAGCCCGCAGTTTCGGCAACTCCCTCGCATACACAATTGCGAGCGCGCCGTCCTCGCGCTTCTCCGCGTAATCCTGCCAGAGCGAAAAGGTTTTCGAATGCACACTCCACGCCGCTTTCTCCATCCGCTGAACCGGTGCCAAATCCTCATCCGGCACATCGTAGTAGCTAGGCATCGGCAGGGGC